TTGACACCACGGGGAAAGCCATTGTAGCCGATTGAAATGATACGATTGCGGCCATCAACAATCACTGCACCCAGCTTGGTGCGGGGGTCATACGACCATGTGCCGATATGCTCGGCTAGGTCGAGAAACCTTTGTGACCACTTACCCATTCACCAAAACTCCAATCGCCATTCCTATAATCAGTATAATTACCATATAGAGGCATCCAGAACCTGTCAATCCATTCCACATTTCTCGTTGGCGAGGATGATTAGTCATAGTCTACGCCTTCATCCTGCTTGCGACCCATGTAATGGTCGTCACTCACACAATGGAACTGTGCTTGAAGTTTGCTATTGACCAAAGTCTTTGCCACATCACCAGCAAAAGCAACGCATTGCTCTTTACCAGCAGTCTCGTAGACATCCTTCGCTACGAACTCACCTTCCTGCGTGAACAGGAATACTAAAAGCCAATAACTCATTTCACAACTCCACTCATAGAAATTTATATGTTACGTTGAATGATACAGAAACCCGCATTGCGTCATTATTCTGTGTTGGCACTTTATGTTTCAACCAACTTGGCCAGATTAACATCTCACCGGTTTTCGGTGCGTGAAGATATTGATAGTGTTCTTGCGTCGGAGGATATTGCATCATACTAGAGTATGATGGATTTTCAAAAACTATTGGGCTTACTCTATCTTCTGCTATCGGCCAATATGTTCCCGACAGTGTAGACATTGAATGAATATGAGAATCATGGAAGTCACCTCTTTGATAATGACTGCCCCAAAAATAGATTTTTGGTTTTCTATCTATTTTAATACCCCAATTATCCATAAATGTATTTGATGCTTCGGTGACCATTTCTACAAATTCACTGGAAGCTGGCATATCACGTTGATATATTTTATTCATATCGGAATAGTGATATGTTGTATAACCCAGTTTATGTTTTCCTATAAATTCATGAGTAAATTTAGTAATTTCACCATCAGGCATATCAGTAACCACTTTGGCTACTGGTATTGGAAATAAATTAAACGTTTTATAATCTCTGATCATACAGTGCAATAACTCATTTCACAACTCCATACAGAAGGATTGCGGTAATAAACCCATTGACAACCATAAGAGGCTTGTCTTGCATCTTATATGCAGCATAACCCCAAGCGGCGGCACCGATAATCGATAGTATCAGGTCTACGGTATGAAACTCAAATGCCCGACAGGTGGCAGCGACGATGACACACGCGGTACCTAACCATTTTATAATCTCAAGCATATTTTTCTTCTTCCAACATAAGAGCCACACCGGCGACGAATATCATCATACCAAGTCCCCCCTGTATGGCGAAACGAAGAAAACTGGTATCTTCAGGAACACACATCACAAACAGACCGGCAAACAACAGGGCATACTTCATAACGAATCACTTTCTTTTCTCAGCTTATAATCTACTATAGCATATTCTGAGGAAATGTCAAGCGGTAATTTCATCAAACCCACAAGAAGCGCAACGGAACAGTTTTCCGTCAACTTCAAGGATATCGCCAACCGACATCGAGGAACAGGGAGCGAGTTTGAAAATATCTTCGAAGTATATGCTTTCTTCCCAGAGATTCATCGCTTCGAATGCATTTTCCATATTGTCGGTATCAACGTTAGCAACGTGAGTGTAATATTGGAAGTTTTCTGCTTTGAAAGTGCGTTCGAAACTACGGTCAAAATACGCTTTGATACGGTCACTGGTTTCGCCGTTATTTACGGCCGTGATTTCAGCATCGGTAAGTTGAATTTGGTAAACCTTAATCATAACGAATCACTTTCTCTCTTCTGTCTACTATTACATCCTAGCAGATTCGCAGAGAAAGTCAAGTGCTAATTTACCCTACGAGAGAACCGCCCGCTTTTTTTCTGGCCTTGTTAACGGCTTCCCTGGTCTTAACGTCTCTAATGGACCTAGAGCCATATTTTTCTGCGACCGGGGTATTAGGGTTCTGTTCTGCAACTCGGCTCATAACTTCCTTGAAGTGGTCTGGCACTTTACCGCCGCCATCTGAGCCAGCGGAGTGAACAAAGTTTACTTTCTTGTATAGAATGACAACATTACCGTCAGCGGTGAGGGTTTTCATATCCTCATAGGACATGCGCTGTTCCCACTCTTCGCCCGTTTCATTATTTCTTAGATCATATACTGGCATGGTATTTTTCCGTTACTATTACGATGAATTTTGGTTGTCGTATGATTATATATAACTTATACAAACAATTAATATGAGTGTTCCATGACTAGCATTACGGACCTAGTTTCAAATTTTGGTGATATCATAGAACTTGATTATCAGTGGTATCTAGATGAACCAGAAAAATTGATATCACATCCTGGTTGGGTAAAGTATAACCCCCGTAAAGATGGATACAATAGATATGGTCTTTCTGTTACAAGTGCCGACGGTGGGTTCACTGGAATTCCAGATTTGGATTCCCTTCGAGAATATAACAGAATTAACGGCACAACCTTTAAAGAGACTGACTTTAATAAGAGAACGAGCATCGTTTCTCACTATCCAGAACTAGAGAGGATTCTCAATCTGTTTGGAAATGATTGTGGTCGATGCCACTTTCTTCGTTTAGACCGAGGCGGATTTTTCCCTCCTCATCGCGATAACGGCACAGCTTTGCCTAGTAGGAACTTTAGAATAATTGTCCCTCTATTCAATTTCGGCAAACATCAAGTTAAATGGATACATGAGGATAAAGTTCTAAATTTTGAAATCGGTAGGGCATACTTTGTTAATACGACAAAAGAGCATTCTGTTTTTTCCTTTGTAGATAATTCTATCATGTTTGTGATGAACATCGAAGCCACAGAAAATAGTATTAGACAAGTGGCAAAAAATGCCAAAATTTTATGATTACTGGCATTACAGCCAGATTTAAATACAAAAAATAGGCAGTTTTACCTTTAGTTGTTAATATAATCATAATATATGGTACGGAGTGACGGGCTCGAACCGCCGACATTCTGCGTGTAAAGCAGACGCTCTACCAACTGAGCTAACCCCGCACAACATGGTCGGGAATGAAGGATTCGAACCTACGACCCCCTGCTCCCAAAGCAGGTGCGCTACCAGACTGCGCTAATCCCCGATTATTTAATTACTTTGAATCTGTTTTTGGCTTTGCATCGCACTCGGCAGTAGGTGTTTGTGAGTCACAAACCTGCGAATTTACCTGTGGTGCGTCGGCTTCCGCTGCTTCTGCCGCAGCAAGTGCTTCATCTGCCGCTGGACCCGCAGCTTCTGCCACTGTTGGCGCTTCTGCGCTAGGTGCACATGCGGCGGTAAGTGCTACAACTGCTACTGCCATAAAAGTCTTGATATTCATCATTAATTCCTTAGTTGTTAAATGTTACCCGAATTGGGTATTGGAGCGGATAGTGAGACTCAAACTCACCTCTTTAGCTTGGAAGGCTAAGGCACAATCTCTATACCATACCCGCAGTAAACGTATTTATGGTGGGCCAGTGAGGTATCGATCCTCCCCCGAAGACGGATCGGATTTACAGTCCGACTGCCAGAGCCACTGGCTTTACCGACCCATAACTTGGTGCGCCTAGAGGGACTCGAACCCCCACGCTTTCGCACTGGTACCTAAAACCAGCGTGTCTACCAATTCCACCATAAGCGCATAAAAAGAGTGGCCCCCTACAGTGTGCCTTGATTGCTTACTTCCGGACGTTGCAATCTTCCCAGATAATAACAAAGTTGCAACAATGTTAGTATCACTTCACGGGTTCAGCCGAGGAGGCCTATAATTTATAAAAGCGAAGTGGGTGGATTCGGATATACCACCAAGCAACTAGCCAAATACCTATGTATCTATTTCGTCGCCACGACTCGTTAGCTGGTTAAGCAGGAGACCAATCCCCGAATCTACCTTATCCCCTCTGGCAGGAGAGTATTCAGTCACACTTCTTACAGCCTCCGTCGAGGCTGATATCTGGCTCCCCAAGATGGGATCGAACCACCGACAAGGTGATTAACAGTCACCTGCTCTACCTCTGAGCTATTGGGGAATAAAACTGGCGAAGGTGGTAGGAATTGAACCTACTTCTCAAGGTTTTGGAGACCTGCGGATTACCGTTTTCCCTCACCGACGTATAAACTGGTGCCCCCACGACGACTCGAACGCCGGACCTGATGATTACAAATCAACTGCTCTACCAACTGAGCTATAAGGGCAAAAACTTATTAGAAGAATGCACTGGACCAGCGCATGCCATTTGCAACTAGCATCATCGGAATCGAACCGAGCAATGCACTCATCTAATAAGTCTCCGAAAAGACTTATTTAGTTTCTAACTATGTCAAAGAACAGAACTAATATATACTGTTTTACCAAAAATATCAGAATATATTTTAAATTATTTATAACAAAATTTGGGGTGACGGACGAGGATCGAACTCGCGACTCCGGACTCACAATCCAGAAATGTTACCGCTACACCACAGTCACCATAAACTTGGTGGACACTCCGGGGCTCGAACCCGGGACCTACAGGTTAAAAGCCCGTTGCTCTACCTACTGAGCTAAGTGTCCGAAACTGGTAGACGAGGAGGGACTCGAACCCCCAACCTAACCGTTATGAGCGGTCGGCTCTACCATTGAGCTACTCGTCTAGATGTCAATTCGAACAGGATCGAAATCTATAGGAGCACCGACCACTCGACGCTCTATGTAGTAACGATCAATGAACCGATCGGTAATAACCGCAGACCGTGCATCTTCTTCAGAAGCATACACACCCAACAGAAGCGACCCTTCGTAATCCCATTCAGCTAATAACGCAAAAACTTCCATATCAATTACTCCGATAACCACTTTTTGATGGAACCATACTTAAGGTCGAGACGATACTCAAGAGATTCCCAACCATAGAAGCGCATTTCTTCATCATCAATGCCTTCTGCTTCACAGATAATGGCGACCGCGGCCGCATTATCAAAGCAGTTCTTGACCAAACCCATGATGCCGTCTACACGACAAACGAACTCAGCGAAGTTGCGATCCTGACGAATCTTTTCTTCGTCGATCTGCACAGAGAGTATACCGACGAGACGCTCGTATTCAGCATCAAATTCCTCGGTTGAAGAAAAAGTAACATCACGAGGGCGGAAACCATACACATCTTTGTGCAGGTCTGAAAAGATGCTACCATCCTTGGAGTTGGTAGCGGTATTAATATCTCTAAGTGTAAGCATTTCGAATCACCTTCTCATCAACTACTCTTTCTTTATAGCTGATTCGCGGGCAAATGTCAAGTGCTAAATTTTATACACCCACTGCGCTACGATATGTATCTAGGATCATATCTTCTTCTTGTCTGACATGTGCTTCCAGCTTACGAAGGCGCACAATCTTACGAACGGCCTTGGTATCAAAGCCTTCACCCTTCAATTCTGAATAGACTTCCTTAAGATCAATTTTCTTTACATCAATCTCTGCTTCGATATTTTCGATACGTTCGATGAACAGACGAAGTTGGTCTACTGCAATAATATCACTCATTATATAACCTTTCTAAAAATGGATGCCCCTCTAGGATTCGAACCTAAATTGACGGTATCAAAAACCGCTCTCTTACCTTTAGAGGAAGGGGCATTGGTAGGGATGGTGGGACTCGAACCCGCACTGGAAGGATTTTAAGTCCTTTGTCTCTGCCATTGGACTACATCCCCAAACTGGAGGAAGCGGTGGGATTCGAACCCACGGTACCTTGCGGTACGACAGTTTTCAAGACTGTAGGTTTCAACCGCTCACCCACGCTTCCGATAAAGACTTCTGAACTCTTTAAAAATTTTCTGGTTTATATGGGTCGTAAAATCTTCCCCACATCCAACCAGATGGTAGTATGAAAGTCAGCGGGTCTACCAAATGCGTTTTACCGCTTGGGTCGACACACCACTTTCGTCTTCTGTGTCTCGCTTTCATCGCTATGAGATTGCGAGTTTCCCATGTTTGGTGTCTACCATACATAGGATTGTTTTCGTTGCGCCTTGTTCCTCGCATCTTGCGCCGAATTTTGGCCTTAGTTTCTTCTTTCAAACCGCCCCAATTAGGGTTGTTGCTTCCACTTAACGCTAGAGCAATCTTTCGTTTATGCTCTGGTGTTAAAGCCGGTATCTTCTTTCTACTGACTTTATCACGAAATGTCAACCCTTTTTTTAAACTGTCTGCCTTTTCTCTGATATATTCGATATTAGAGTTTTGTAGCAAAAGTTCTCTGGGTTTCGGTACCTGTTCGGGATCCTTAACTAACCAGATTTCGCTTTTGTGTTTAAAGAGGAAGTATCTCACTTATAACACCTTTATCCAGCAATGTCAAATCATGTTCGCGGTCAATATACTTAAATTCAACATTTACCGGTATAAAATCACTTAGAGCCAGAAATACATCATTAACGTTCAGCTTTGAACAGGTATAGACATCCAGTTGCATCAATGCAGGGTTTACTTCATCCCACACATGCATAGCAATATGGCTAGTTTCGATAATGGTTACCGCTGTCAAACCTTGATTGCCTATCATATCAGAATAGACGGCATATGGACCCATAAGTATCTTCATATCAATGTTAGCGACCAAAAGTTTCATCCAGTCCTGAATTGCTTCTACGCATTTAGGTGGATTTTTTAATTCTGCACGAATGATTAGATGCTTATGTTCCAGAATTGCGCCCATCAAAGTATCTCCGTTTGAAAGTTTGAGAACAGTTATTTATTAGTGTTACAAACCCCAAGGTTTTTTTACACCCCAGGTTACTGGAATCTGTTGTCCTCTAACAAATATTTTCGTTATTCTTAGGAGATACTCTCGGGCTTTTTTGATACCTTCTTCTTCTTAACCTCGGGCTTTTTCCAACCAGTAAGAAAACTATCTAGCACATCGGCAAGAGCAGGATAAACATCCAGAATTGTCTTATCTTTTGCCGCATCCAAAAGAACTTGTTCGTCAGGATGAACACCCTGACAAATCTGCATCCAGATTTCTTCTCGGCGCCACTGAGCGACATTTGCTGCGCTGCCATTAGGAAGAAGAGTTAGAATGCGTCTAAATTCCATTGTGATAGTGGTGTCAGACATACCAGATGGTAGTCCTTCATTCTTAATGGGTGTCTTACCATCAGGTAGATTATATGGTCCCTGTTCATATCCTACGCCCCAAGCTAGGAAACGCATAAAAATAGAGTTGCCAAGAGAGACTGCCCGAACTCGTTCGCGCAATTCGTCTACTTCCTTTACCTCTGTTACCCAATCTAGGGCTTCATTGATATACTTAAACTTTTTAGGTGGTAATCTTGTTGCCATCGCTAATTCTCTTTCTCAATTCAGTAGTGCTAAAGCTGTGCCTGCGACTATTGTAATAAACTTCCATATCTAGTTCGTCACCAGTAAACCGCTTACCGTAATAATCTTGGCCAATGATGCGAACATCCCAGTCATAACATTGTAGTATATTTAGCAAGTCTTCTTCCGTCGTATATGGAATGATATCGTCCACATACCTACAGGCTTGCACCTGAATATACCGTTCTACCAGAGATTGAACGGGTTTGTTCTTCTCTGGGCGGTCAATCGTTGGGTCAGTCTGTAACGCTACAACTAATCGGTCACACTGTTCTTTGGCTTCTTGCAGCATAAGAACGTGGCCCGCGTGAAACAGGTCAAAGCAACTGGCCGTGATGCCTACTCGCTCGTCGGAACTATTAAAATTCATCGATCAAATCAATCATCTGTTTCATACGGTTTGCAATAAAGTAGTTTAGGAGACCACTGCGGTCTCCACCTTTCTGCTTCTCATAACTATCTATAACATCATTTTTGATGTCTTCAGGAATACGCGACAGGTCAACCAGTTCGCGATTGCGCTGGAAGTTGCGCCACATTTCATCACTGGTGATGAAGTCTTCTGGCTTCTGGTGTTTCCACTCAGCAACCTTATCTTTCTTCATGGGACGCTGGCGTGAACCAGTGACGAACGTATCATCATCTGATAGAATGTTAGGAACACCGTCACCCTTATCACCCATGATAATGTGTTCCATAAGAACTGCGGCAGGGGGTTCTGTTATCTTAACAAACTTCTTTTGAACCGGAGCATACTGCTTGACGTTCGACCACTTCTGCAACTGATTGAAGTCATGGTCACCAGAAAGAACGAGAAACGGCTCTGCACTGGGCAGAAGGCCATCGACATTCGAAGTTTGACTATATTCTGCCAAAACACCTATTACATCATCTGCTTCTGCGCCGTCAACATCGATGACAGGATACGGAAAGTGTTCTGACAACTCTGCACGAACCTGGTGCAATGCTTCGAAGATGGAATTCCAATCAAAGCCACTGTCTGCACGGCTCTTCTTACGATTAGCCTTGTAGTTAGGGAAGAACTGGCGGCGCCAGTAGTGGCGATTATCACATGCAATAACAATCTCACCAAACTCTGGTCCGAACTTGCGCTTATAAGAACGGATTGAATTGATAATCATGTGACGAATCAGAGGCAGATTGACCTCTATATCACGGCGACCACCAAGTTCTACCATCATATTGCTAATTGCTACCTGATTAAAATCTACTACAATCATTCGCTCACTCCAGTCTTATTTAAGATTTCGCGAATGTCATCCAACAGATTGATTTCTGGACAATGAACGCCAGCTTGACGCATAAACATACCCTGAATCATAACAGCAATCACGGCGGCGTCCCCAGTAATATTGTCATCTAGCTTACCCAGCTTCTTATCTGCGGCTCTTAGAATGCCGTTCATACAAGCAGCGGCAAAAGCCTCAGCTTCCTGATATGCAGCATATTCAGTAGCACCTTCAAGAAAGTAATTGTAGGATTCCAAATCTTCTTTTGTGGGCGGTGCCGCACGAGGT